ACCAGAAGTACCGCTAAAGCCACTAAAACCACTAAAACCAGAATAACTTGAATAACCTGAAATACCGCTATAACCAGATTGACCAGAATAACCAGAAGTACCTACACCAGAATAACCCGATATACCGGTAGGTCCTTGAGGTCCAACAGCACCTTGCGGTCCTTGAGGTCCAACAGATGAAACTGATGATACAGCAATAGATAATGTAGTATATGTACCGTCACCGTTGTTCTGTTCTAAGAAAAGTAAATCACCACCATTAGCAGATGTTACTGTTGGTAGTTCGTGTGGAAATACTATAGTAGGATATTGCGCTACTGAACCAGTGCCAGAATATGCCGTAACCACCGGTACAGAGGAGAGCGAAGATAGCTCAGTAGTATATATAATAGTAGGGTATGACGGGACCGGCATATACTATTACTTAATTGTTCGGGCTCTCAAAGCCGAGGTATGTATCAGGAAGATTATCGACACCAAGAGCGCTTGGGGCTGGGCTATTAACACCTCCACCGCCTAACAGATCAACCAATACAGCATTGCTTTCATAAGATCCATAAACTCCAGTATCTGGATTTCCAACAGTTGGGTTTGTACCGTTGTATGTTTTATATCCGGAAAGCGGTGCATTTGTATTTGCACCATAGTTGTATACGTTGTTTCTTGTATAGTTATCGATATTCTGACCGTATTGTTTAGTTTCAATAACTCTCACGTCAGCACCTGGGGTTCCAGCGTTGAGAGGTACAAGACCATCGACTTTATTATCATAAACTTGGTCACTGAGGTTTTCACGAGGAGCATAAGGTTCGAAGTCGTAATCATAACGCTTACCTCTTATTGTCCATATATAGTGGCCCATCATTTGATTGGTTGTTTCAGAACCACTTTGATCGACACGCTCAGTTATTTCAAATATTTGTCCTGATCTTCCATTAGGACGAGTTGAACCAAACTCTATTAACTCTATAAGATCCCCTGCTTTAGGTTCCCATGTATATTGTGTTGTTACACCGCTTAAGGATGGATTAGAAGATAAAACACTTGTAAACGTCTTTATAGATATTATTGCTGTAACGTCAGCATTACCCTGAATACCGAACTTACTTAATATAACACTATCATTATTAACTGTTACTGCCATCACTATAGGTACGGGCGGTAAGAATCCGGCTAATGGTTGTTCACCATAGAAAAAGTCTTGTCCAGAAAGTGTATATGCATTAATATAATAGTTAACTATTTGCCCGTATTGTTTTATTTGTTCATCCCAATAGTTTTGATATAACTGGATTTGACTAGCATTATTAGCTACATCTAAATAGCGTATAGGGCCAATCGCGCATTCATAGCCTCCAGGTACGTTTGTACCTACTGGATATCCTGTACCCGGAGCAATATATGGACCGGTATCATAACAATACTGAGTTATTGACATAAAAATATTTACAAAAGTAATAGATTTAATTGCTAATATACTAAATAATATTATAATGAGCAAAATAAAGAACTTATCCGACTTAGGTGATCTATATAGCCAACTCAGTGAAGTTGCTGCTAAACAACCTATTATCGAGTCGGGCAATAAACAACCGGACATCCTTAATACAGATACGTCCATGTACCTTTCTGAATCTACAGAGGGTAAGATGGTAAAGCCAGGCAGCGCGCTTGGTGGTGGTCCTGGTGTTAAAGAAGAAGGTGGCTCACAAGTAACTCCTCCTTGGCCAAAGAGCGGTCCAAAAGCTGCTGGTGGTTTCAAGAAGGATGAAGCTAAAGATAAACAAGATGCAGTTGAAGAAACCGAAATGGAAAAAGAAGAAATGAAAGCTGCAGAAAAGAATGAAGAGAAAGAAAAAATAGAAGAGAACGTAGATTCTGCTTCTAAAACTCCTAAATATAATAAACAAACTTTTACTATGCCAAAATCAAAATTCCAAAAATTGTACGAGGACGCAATCAATGCTGGTCCTTTCCAAAATGTAAATGAAGAAGAAGAAGCAATGACTCCAGTAGAGCCAGCAGCTGATGCAGGCGCTGAAGAAATCGGTGCTGAACCTGAAGTAGGCGGCGAAGAAGAGTGCTGCACTCATGAAGAAGCAATCGAGATGGTTGAAAAACTTCTACAGTTCCTCAAAAAGGACACAGCTTATGATAAAGCTCATGGTGATTTAGGCGACGAAGATCAAGCTTTCACACATGGTGGCGAAGAAGACGGTGAAGAATCCCCAATCGCTGAAGATGTTGAAGCAGAAGATATGGGACATACATTAGTTAATGCAAAGTCTGAAGAACTTAAAGACGGTCACAAGATTCATAAAGTTGGTTCCTTAAAACAAAAAGGAAAAGCTTCATTTGAAGGCGGTCCTAAAGGTCAAGACGGTGCAGTAGCAAAAGCTCCTGAATCTTCACACCTTAAAGACGGTCACAAGCTTCACACAGCTGGCGACTTAAAGGTTGACAAAGGTCAGAGCAACGCTTTCGAGCAATAATATTTCTGGCATAGACACTTCAAAGCCCTTAGCAATAAGGGCTTTTTTTATGGGCTGTAGAAACGAGTGCCTATCATACCAGCAGCTGGACTACCATGAGGCAATCTCCAGCCCTGAGCAAACAAATCATCTAAATCACTATTACCAGTGCTCTTTGGATTAGAAAATATAACAGGGGTATGTGGTGTAATATTGTTATTATCATCCTTACTACCCGGACGTCTATACATTTCAGATGGTTTTGGGAAGCTTACTACAAATGGGTCCCAGTTATTAGGTAACATCTTTAACGGTTTACCATTAGCATCTTGCTGGGTTACTTCATAAAACTGTTCGACTACTTTAGGTTCTAGTATAAACATTGCCCATATAAGAGCTTCTACCCTATCATCTAGGTACTTGTCTGATTGTTTCTTCCATACGCCGTTATCTTGACGTATATATGTTTTGAACTCCTCTATAGTTGGTTTGTCATATATTTTAAGGCATCTTAACACGTTCATCCAGTATCTAAAGTTAGACATGGAGTTAAACTTACTATTAGTATGAGCATACACACCTAAACGGTTATCCTTCTCTACTTTTTCAGTGAATGTACCCATACTTGGAGTGTACTTTACTATATTAGGATACTGATGGGTATTAACTAAAGCATCTATAACTGATGCACCGCAGTTATTACGTTCTATTAGTAATGGAGGATTACCCCATTGACCGGCTATTTCAAATAACTTCCCAGCAAAGTTAAAAGGGTCTAGTTTATTATTAGCGTACGTAGCGACTTGTTCTATGTTAGTTAAATCTGTTACATCCACTATTTGTATAACTGAGTTAGCTCTACCAATACCCTCTCCGACGTCAACCCCTATACTATAGAAATGTCCATCAATATGATCCTTGTATATTTTAAATGTACCGTCATCATCTACAAGAATAGGTTCGGGTGCATTGGTTATTAGCTCATCTAGCTGATCCTTATCAAATAAGTTTTCACCAGCCGCTCTAAACTCATTACCATACTCTTGGTTAAAAGCCTCCACTGAACCTAATGCTCTAGCAGTCATTTCTTTCCATGCTTCATCTCTACCAGGCACCTCCCACCAGTCTACTCTCTCACTGTGCCAACCGTTTTTTCCAGCTACAGCATCTGTGTATGTATTAAAAAATAAGTTGCCCACACCATTAGGTGTTGATAGCATAAATATTTTTGACTTTTTAGAAGACGAAATAACCGGAAATACTGATTCCCAGAAATCGTCCATAAACTCAGGCGGAATAAATGCAGCTTCGTCAATGAGTAGACAGTTAATGGACTCACCTCTGGCAGCATCAGACGTTGTAGTGCTAATACCAATAGAGCTACCATTAGCTAGTACTAAACCTGTTTTAGCGTACTCTATTACACCAGGCTTCATATAGTTGGGTAACATTTCATATGCTAACCTAATACGTTTAAAAATGTTAATAGCTGTTGTTTCTTTATTTGCAATTAACAGTACTCGAAAGTCATCATGAAAGCAAACCATCCACAATGCAAATATAGTTAAGATAGTCGTTTTACCGATCTGTCTAGAAGCCAATACAACGTTAAATCTGTTTTCTACCAGTGCTTTTAATATGCGCTTTTGATAGGGATAAAGCTTAATCGGTTGCTTGCCTTCGTCTAGATTAACAATGTAAAAGAAACGAGCAAAATGTAATATAGACTTGCGTGCACGCTCTAAGTCTTCCACCATTTCTGGTGTCCATTCAAAGTTGGTTTCCGGAACAGGTAAGTTCTTATTACCTAAGTAAAATGATACCTGATCTTTTTTAGCTTTTGCCATTACACATACTTACTATGGATATTTCAAAATATACGTATAAGTCTATATGATGAATAGTTTAACTCTTACTGACAACAAGTTTAATGCGGATAACTACTGGACAAAATCTTTAAGAGCGTTTGTAGAGTTTCCTACAGCGGGTGGGCAGGTGGTTTACCCCGGTCCTGAGCTTTTAGAGTTATTTGATCAAGAAGGATATGTTATGACTGATTTAGAAGTTTCTTATGCAGAAGAAGCTAAAGTAACGTTGGATGAACACTATAGAACGCAAAACTGTATTAGAAGACCTTGGTTTAAACAAGAGGAACTAGTGTATGAAGGTGCTAACCTTAATCATAGCTTGTTGTTTGAGAGAAGAGGGTTTTCTGGTGCTGCTTTAGAGCAACTATTACCTTGGGCTCAATGGAACTCTCAAATATATAAACTTATTAAGTTAAAACCAAAATGGGGTGTAGACTTTTCTGTAGACTATACAGATAAAGAAGGTAACTGTATAGAGGTTATACATTATGAACATGATGAGTTTGATTTCGATAAAATTAACGAAAGAAAAGCATTATTAGAACCTTTATTCTTAAACACAGACTGGAATGACTTTGCTAAGCAAATACTAAAACGAAAAGATGAATGGATTAACTTAGATTTATTTGCTCAAGGTGACTGGAAATGCGCTTATATAGGTATTCCAACAGATAGTCAAAAAATGATATCCTGGACGGATTAAAGTTTCAAATAGACTGGTATTATGTAAATATTTGCATACATGTTACCGGCTGCTAATAAACTAACTTTTGAATACCATGATAAGCTTAACCCAGAAATATGGGAGCATGGTAAGCTTAGACCTGAAGTAAAGGAAAAGCTATTAGAAGTTGCAGAAGCGTTTTTAGAGTTTATTGAAATAGATGTAGATGTTGAAGATATACTGTTTACAGGTTCTTTAGCTAACTACAACTACACACCTTATAGTGATATTGATCTACACATATTAACAGATTATAATGATTATGACGTAGACACGAATCTACTTAAAGATTATTTTAAAGCTAAAAAGACGGTTTGGAATAGCTCTCATACTATAAAGATTAAGAGCTACGACGTTGAAGCATATGTACAAGATAAAAATGAAAAACATTATGCTACTGGTATATACTCTATAAAGAATGATAGCTGGTTGGTAGCACCAAGTAAAGTTAAGCCTATCAATAAAGAAGAGGTAGCTGCTAAAGTAGCTGCAATGCGTGCTACTATTGAACATGCTTTAAGTAATGATTGTGATTTAGAGTGCGCAGAAACAGCTAAAGAAAAGATACTAAAGACACGTGCAGCTGGTTTAGAGAGAGCTGGTGAGTTCTCAGTGGAAAACCTAGCGTTTAAAGAGTTAAGACGCGCCGGGGATATAGACAGACTTATAAAGGGTGTGTTGGCTAAAAAAGATAGTGAGCTATCCTTAAAGCACGAAACGTTTAAAATGTTCAGTAATATGTTCGGTATAGAGAAGGGTGGAAAGGGTAGTAGAGGTCGTAGAGATCAAGGTATGACAGCCGGTGCTTCAAAGTTAACTAAAACTGATACTAAAAACGTTAACATCGTGGCAGCTGTACATAGAGAGATGGAAACCCCTTTTCACGAGATTGAAAACTTAAAGAAAAAAGAAAAAGGTAAAACATATCTCACCCCTCAAATAGCTAGCAGTATTGCACGTTGGTATAATATGAACTTTGAAAAGGTATTAACTGAACCACGTGGTTTAAGTACTTCAGGTATTGTGCTTGGTTATGATCCTTCGGTAAAAAAATACTATCTACATAAAGGTAAAAAATAATGAACGATCAAATTACACAACAGGCAGTTCTTAATAAAAGTAGAAAAGATAAATTTAGGTTAATACTAGATTTACCTGATGCTCTTAAAGGTATTAACGTTACTGATCAAAGTGCTCGAGATAACGAAAAC